AGAATTTTGCACAAGAGCAGGTTAAATCTATAGTTATTTTTTTACTGTCTTGTGCTAATATTTTATGTATATCGTCAATGGAAAGTAACGCATCAAATATAACGGAATGTTCTGAATTATTTTTTAACTGGTATCTTAATTCCCACTTGTTATAGTGTAATGCTATATCGCCCATAGTTTCATAATTGCGAACTTGATACCATCTTTCCGCTAGCCTTACTCCTGCTTCATTAGGAACGAAATGCTGTTTTCCTTGTTCGCTTGTATCTACGTAGCCAATTGAAGCATTGTTAATAGCTTTACAGCAAAATCCGTCTCCTCCAGAACACCATGCAATATCCCCAACATAGAATCGGTGTAATCCATTTAAGCCAAACGCAGGTAGTCCAACTAATCCAACTATTTTATTAGCTTTCTTATTTGACAAGTAACCTTTTGCGTGTTTTTGGCATTCTGGGTATTGGTATTTTTTAGTCATGGTCATTTTCCTCCTTATATTTTTCAATAGATTCCTCAATTATTTCCTTAGCTTCTGTATTAGTAAACATTTTACTATGTAATAATTCTGGTGACATTATTAATTCTGGAGTATCTGGAGGTGGTATTGGATAAATTTCTAGTCTTTTCTCTGGCCTTGCATATCCAGAAAAATAAGTTTGGCTACCTTGTGGCTTTTCACCATTGTATATAGTAGAATTACTCATTTAATCACCTACTTTTAAAAACTTCTTTTGCAAATTCATCTATACAATTCTTTTCTTGTACATCTTCAATGATTTTATCTATTACGTCAGCATATTCTTTGCATATATATTTTTCTTTAACTAAACCGTATTTGCTCATAAGCTGTTCCTTGATAACATAAGGTAATTCTAAAAAACGATACGCTAATTCCTGCTTATTAACTGTGGAATTATTTGGTTGAATATTTATTTTTTCATAAGTCTTTTTAAATATATCTGGTTTGCATGGATAAAATTCACCGTCTACCCCTCTAATTATGTAATCACCTATGCTTGCTTTCATATCACCTTCTAAGGTATGAATTGATAAATTACCATCTATATCTCTAAACATATGTTTTCTTACAAAATCATGTATTTCAGTAGGGTTATTCCCTTTATACTGTATAGCTTCAATAGTTACTGGTTTCTTTCTATATTTAGCCATTTATATTCCTCCTTATTTACCCCAAATAAACTTCTCTATAGTCTGGTTTTCAACTGCACTTGCTCGTGTATTATGTAAATTTGTATTATAATCTTTCAATGTCTCTGCACATTTTTCACAGCAAGCAGGAACATTTCTTTCAGCTCCATTAGATGTTATTATTTTAACCCTGTAATATTCACTACCATCTTGCTTTACCGCTCCGCAACTCTCACACGTATATGGCATTTTAATCATTTCCTTTCTGGACATTATTTCTATCGTTGAGTGCTTCAGATCTAAATCCGCAGGTCATTATATATCCCTCTTCTAAGTATATTACACTAAGTGTTTTTCTGCCTTTATTGGCATTTATTAAAGTTCCTCTTTGCCTTGCTTCTTCTACATCCCTTCGCACAGGATTACTCCCAAAAGGTAGAATGGAAAGCACCTTATTTGTATTTACATATTGATTGAATCCTACATTCAACAAATCCATGTGATCTCTCCTTAACTTATTTAGATTTTTTATTTAGGCAATCTTCAAAATTCTTTTTTATTGCTTCAGTTTCTCCTCTATTTATTGTCAGCACTACATCTCCATTTTCATTTGTTGGAGCGTCTAAAAATGCTTGTGCTATATTAATTTCATCCCTTAGTAGAAAAGTAACGCTTTGAGATAATTCTATATTTCGCTTTTTAAATCTTTCTAACTCTTTATGCAAATTTTCTATTTCAATAGATTTTAACTTGCTAATTATTTCCTTATGTTCTTCACTGTGTATTTCTGCTGTACTGTCCTCTTTTTTGCTATTATGTGAGAATATATTTTTTATAGCATCTACTATTGTCTTATATGCCATGTAATCACTCCCTGCTAAATTTTAAGATTTTAATTTTACACTCATGTGCTTTTCTATGTCGTGAATATTTTGAAATCATCTTTTCTAATAGAATTCGTATCCCATATATTAGGATATTTCATTCTCAATTAGCTCAATTTTATCTTATTTTAGCCTATGTAATTTGTTTCCATACCGTCAATCCCAGTGATACCAACGGCCCAATTCATAACTTCGCTAAAGCTTCATTTAGCGAAGTTGTATTATCTTTGAACTACAGCTTAATTAATCCCATAAATCATCAAAGTACTCTGTAAACAATTGTAATCCTTCTTTGTATCTACTAACTTCATCTTTATATGTTGGCGTATTTGGTAACGAGAAATTATCCTTTAAATGTTTATCAAACGACCATATCATTTTATCAATAACTTTATGCCACTCTTCTATACTGTTGAATTGTTGTGGATGGCTCATAGTATTTACAGATTTAAATTTAATTAGTCTTGGTAATATATATTTAGCTAAAGTACAATCCAAATCCCATACTTCCTCGTTAGTTACTTTTGACAAGCCTTTTTTCTTCTTAATTCTTTTATTCATTTTTAATCACTCCTAAATAATTAATCCTTTTATCTTGTTTTCTCTGTAATATAACTTGCTACATCTGCTATAAGTTCGGGTAGCCATAGGAAGGCGTGTAGTATTCCTGTAAGTATTGCAAATATAATATTACCTAGCCAATATACATATTTGTCCATTGCATATCCATACCTAAACCCTATAATAAATCCTGTAGCTAAATATATGTAAATTAAAAAGTATAGTAAGTATCTCATTTAATCACCGTTCCTGTACCTGTTGTTTAATTTTATTAGTTTTTCTTCCATTCTTTTTACTTGTATTATCATTTCTCTCAATTCTTTTTTATGTCTTTTATCTTTTCTATAAGTTATAATGGAGTCTATTATCAAGTAAATAAGCACAAGCATTAATATTACTATTAATTCTATTTTCATTTAATTACCCCCTTCGATCTTTTCTTGTACCTTCAATATACTTTGTAGAGCACTCACTTCTACTTGTAAAGACTTCATCATAGCATGAGCCGCCTTTAATGTCTCTTGGTTCAAATCCCTATTGAATTTCAAATCTGCTACATTTTCATTTCCACGTGCTAAATCACTTATTAATGTAGTTGGCATACCTTGTGCCCTAAGTTTTGCAATCTCTTTCGCCAGTGCTATTCTATAATCTTTTTCACTCTGTGCATATCCTTTAGCTTTAGAAGTTATTACGTTAATCCCTTCATTTAATCTTTTAGAAGTCTTATATAATGCGTCTGTAACTTCCATAGGTTCTACTGCCATCTATTCACTTCCCAACCTTCTTAATAACTTCTCATATTTCTTAGTGCATTTATCTATAGCTTGTTTTACTCTCTCTGTATCTGCTTCTACATAAGTATTTTTAACCTTCTTATAAACTTCTTTATCATTTAGCCCTAATTCTTCTTTAAGTTCTTTTCCTGCTGTAATCATAGTGTTATATGTGTCTTTACTTGTCATGTATTCACCTTCTTCTTATCTTTCTACCGCTGTTTAATAATTGTATATTAAGGATTACAACTTTATCTATAGATACGCCTTGTTGATTTTGCAATAGGTCTTTTATAGCTTCTTGTATATCATTAAAAGACTTCATATTTCTTATTGGTTTAGATACATTTATACAAGTTGAACCTTGAATTAATGTATTTCCCTGGTATGCATTATAAGTTACTAAATATCTCATTTTACAGTTCATTTCAAATCCCCCTATATTGTTCCTCTACTTCTAGTTGGTATTGTAGATGCTTCTTTCATGCTCCATCCTAGTTGCTGTACTCTGCTTTTAAATGTATTAGCATGAATACCATTCTCTTGTGCTAGTTGTGAATACCTATTAAACTCTTCCTGTGTAATAGTATTCTTATGTTTATGTCTTTTCTTTCTTACTGGAGTGGTGGCGGCTTTCTTTCTATCCCACCCTAGAGCATAAATTCTACTTGCAAATGTGCCAAATGAAATATTATTATCTTTGAGTGCTTCTATAATTTCCTTAGACCATGTTTCGTGTCCTCGTACTGGTGTATTAATAGCTTTCCTTTTGCTCCATCCTCTTTGTCTTATTCTGTCTTCTAAAGTGCTTCTGCATATGCCATTTTCTTTAGCTTGTTTATATTCCTGTGGACTTATATACCAGCTATAATCCATAATTAATCCTCCTTAGCATTGAAACATTCTTACTATAGGTGTTAACCATCTTAAACATTTAGGAAGTGTCTTATAAAAATAGCAATCATTATTTGCATTTAGTTTTGTTGGATGTCCATAAATCATACTGTAGTTGCTGTTGCAAAAACTAATACGCTTTAAATGTGATTTAATAAAGCTTTGTCCACTCTTATCAATATATTTTTGTTTTCCTGTAGCTTTACGAAACTCTGAAGTATTCTCACGGTCGTTAGACGTTATCCCACAACTAGGTATTTCACATTGGTCCGCTCCTGTGGAATACCATCTAACACAATTTTTGCAGTATACTTTTTCTTGTACTAGTGTCCATTTTTCTTTTTCCATCCCTATCCACTCCTATTCCATGTAAATATAATTTTCCTGCTGTAGTAGCATATATCCTATTAAATAACTTCTTTTTAGTCCTGGTTCTCTTAGTATGATTTAATATATTAAATAGTCTTTTGGCTTCTTTAAATCCAGGCATTTTTACATTTTTGCAATCCATATGTAACGTACCTTTACTGTTTACTAGTTCCGTAAACTCTTTACTTTCTGGTGTCTCTTTGACTTCTATTTTTCCTGTAGTTGCTAGTTCTATTTCTTCGCCTGTCTCTGCATCTTTGATGTATAACTTTGCATTTTGAAACTCTTTCGGCCCCATAATTATTCGCTCCTTATGAAATTCAATCTTTTTCTACTATATCTGAACCAGTGATTTCAAAGTATCTAGGTTGTACTACTTTTAAAAAATGTACTATGTCTCCGTCTCTACCTTCTGGTAATTCTTTAAAGTAATCATGTACTCCACTTGCAAATTCTTCTTGCATGTTCGTTTCTTCACCTGTAATCAAATTGTATTCAGGTAAATTGCCTATAATATTTTTAATGGCTCTTTCTATAAATTGTATGTTATATTCTGATACTCTTTTATGTCTCTTATTTTTATACAGGCTTCTTATGTCTAAATAAATTTTTATATAAGGGTTTACCTCATCAGACCAACCGATTTCCCATAGAAATTGTAGATTAGTATTACTCTCTTTAGTATTATTTAAATCAGTATTATTACTTAAAGTATTATTATATAGGGGTACTTCTCCATAGGGTACGTTTTGGGAGGGATGGACATTGTTACTATGGATGTTGGGTATATGGTCAACTTCATTTAGTAAATCGTATTGCCAATAAAAATGTCCGTTTTCATCCTTGTACCTTTCTTGAACTAAGTAACCAGATTTCTTTAATTCTTTCCATGCAGAGTCAAAAGCCTTTTGCCCTTCTTTACATTGCTTTTCTAAAAATGGTTTGTATAGGGTAAAATCTTCAATAGTTAAATATGACTGGATTAATCCATATAATCCTTTAGCTTTTAAACTTAATGTATTATCTCGTAGTGCATTATTACTGACTTGTGAAAAATATATTCTTTTCTTTTTAAAAGAACCGCTTTTGCTCATCTATACCGCTTCCTTATTTGCAATTATCTTCCATAGTTTCTATGAGTTGCTTTCCTTTTATCATTTCTTCATATTTTGACAAGATAATATTATCTTCCTTATCATAGATATCATAATTTACATTTGGAATATTTAAAGATTCAGCGTTAAAATTACACAAATATCCAATAACCCACCAATACTTTTTCTTAATATTTTGAGTTAGTAAAATGTTATTATCACTTTTTACTAATATTTCATCCTTTGATATATATTCATTGTCAATTAATTTTTGATAAAGCCCTTTTTCAGTATCAAAGGTTAAGATTTCGTAAGTACCACCATCAACAAAATTAGGTATTTCATTTATGAAGAAAGGTACTTTTATGTTTAATTTATTCCAACATTTTTTACAATATAAGGTGCCATTATATAAAAATCCTCTGTCGTGGCTTTCACTTATGTTATAGTTACATTTGCCACATAGTGTAGGCTTGTATGCTTTGTTATATTCTTCTATTTCTTTATCTGTCATTGGCTTTATTTCTGTACCATCTTCATGGCAAAAGGTTGCTGTGATTGGACCAACCTCATAATATTTTTTGCTCATATTTACTTTCCCCCTTTTAGTGATTTGAAATTGCTATAGTTGCTAAACAAATCCATCTGTTGATATGGCCTATCTTTCTTTATTACATCTATGCTTTCATCTACTACTTTCATAGAGTTACTTAATACATCCATTGAAATGTCTTCCCATTTCTTTGCTCTCAAAACAATAAATATTCTTTGTTTAACAAGGTCATATTCTTTATTAGCTCTATTTATACCTAACCTATCTTTTATGTATTTTCCTATACTGAATTTAGTAGCACATGAAGGTTTATAATAAGTAGAGCATTTGTTTTCTACTTGATTTAATTTTTCTTCTACTCTTTTATCTATAATTTGAGTAATTTCACTTTTAAGTGATTTAATAGTGTTTCTCTCTGCCAGTGCTTTTTTCTTTAAAACATATTCAACTTCAATAAAATATCTTTGAGCTTCATCACCTTTATGGTTATGAGTACCCATTGCAAGCTTCTTTGCAAAACTAGCGGATAATTTATAATCATAAGTTTTAGAGCCACCGTCCTCGCCATTAAGGGCGAATGGGATAAAATCAACGTTTTCCTCTGCAAATTGGTTCTTTAGAATATTTAATTTAATCCATCTTGAATAATGGCTTTCATCTAGTTCTAAGAAGTTATATAATTTTTTAGCTGTTGTTCTTCCTTCTCCATCTACACCTAGAGCTATTTCTATTGGTGTCAAGTCTGTGTCCTCAATTTCTTGTATATCAGATTTTATTATTTTATCCATTATTATTTATCATCAACCTTTCCTTATTAGCTTTTTATCAGTACCCGTCACTTTGGGGATATCCTCGCCCTTCATGGCAAATGGGATGCCTTTAGCACTTTTTCATGATGATTTTATTTTCTTATGTTGAAAGCAATAATATATCTCCTTTTTTAAGTTCTAATTATCTTTTCCCATTCTCAAAGCTCCCCGGTAATCTAAACTTCATTGCGTCTGTATACTTAATAGTTTTTATTTTCCATTTGCCTGAAGTGTGCATAAATTGTTCAATTACTGTACCAAGTTTTGATTGAGTTACAGGTATAATGCCTAAATGTGCGTAACAGAGTATTAATGTTTCAAATGTTTTCTTTATTTGAATATTATCCGGATTTAAAAATCTTTGGATTGCAGACGTAAAATATGATGGATTGTCATTATTGTCAAGGAGAGATTCCATTAAAACATTGTATCTCTCCTTACTTAATTGGCTTACGGTATCTTTAGTCAATAATTTATCTAATATGTCTATGAAATATTTATCAAACGTTAACTCTGTTGAATTAATCATTTCATTAGAAACCGCAGGGTATATTCTTATATTCACTTTTATATTTCCTTTCTGCATAAAAATATTTGTTTATCGTGCACGATTTGTTTTTCTTAAAGTTGTTAAGCTAACCTTTCCACGTTCAACTTTTGTTGTCATCCCATAGTCGTTTTCAAACACTATTTCATTTCCTTTTTTCTTGAACATTCCTCCCATATGCCACATCCATCCCGTTCTATCAACACTTCCATTTACGATTATAGGTGTGTTAAGTTGTATATCTGATATATCTTCAATAGCTCCAATTTTTTCATATGCCATAATGCCACTAATCCTTTCTTTGCTTCTTAATAATTTTATTTTTCATATTGCTCCTCAGTGCTTTCACTGGCTGCTTTTCTAATTTCCACCGCTCCACTGTCTCTAATAACATACTGTAATACATCAGATTTATTTAATCCTAAATGTTCTCTTACATCTTTAGGTATAGAAGTAAAATAGTTTCTTCCAGTTTTTTGAACTTTAACTTTAAGTGCCATTTGCTCACCTCCTTATATCTTCTTATACTTATATTATACCACTATATCGAGCGTTATGCTCGCTATTTATGAATATTTTTCAAAATATTTGTATTTATTTTAAAGCAAATAAAGAGCGGTTTTAATCTAAATAGTATAATTACACTACCTAACAATTAAAACCGCTCTATGATACCTCTATGCTCCATTTAGGGTATAAAAAAGAAGATACCAAACCTCTAAATTACAAGTCTAGTACCTTCTATACCCTTTCATCTTTATATATTGTTACCTTTTATTGGAATTTATATTCATTTTTTCAACTTCGCTAAACAGTGATTTAGCGAACATAGTGCTTATTCTTGGTCAAATCCTGTGGGAAAAACTTCAAGAATTACTTTCCTACCTTCAAGTTCAATGCCGCAATGATTATGTAGTTCTGACTCTACAGTGGATTCAGCACTACCGTTTTCATCTAGTGCATAATCTTCATCATACTCATTAAAGAAAGCTGTATATTCTTCATGTGTGGGAAAATCAAAGTCTTTAATGTCGTTCTCTTTTGCTACTTCTTCAATCTTTGCGTCTAATGCTGTAATTTCCTCGTTTTGATTTTCTTTGCTTAGTTTTTCAAATTCCAATTTAACACTCCTTATCTATCTTTTAGTACCTTATATAATAACATTTTAAATGTTGAAAGTCCATGTAAAATATTAGAAAATTAAAATGCACCCATTCGGCTAAGTGCATTTTAATTTAAACTAAAAACTTTACAAACATAAAACCATAATGGTTTCTTTTAATATATTATACCTATTTACTGTATAACGTGCAAGCAAATTTGCTATTAAATATCTTTCCAATCGAATACTTGATATTTTTCTGGAAGTTGTTCTAGCCGTTGAATACTTTCGTGACATTCTCTTTCTCTAGCTGCGTTGTACTCACGCACTTGTGAAGAATTAAATTCATTGATAAAAACAATATTTTCTCTATTGTAATCTATAAGGAACATTCTATCTTCATCCATTAATATAATATCTCTAGGATTAAGAATATGTTCTTTTCCATGTATATCTCTTATTGATATTTGTTCATCATCAAATACTCTTTTCTTCTCTTTTACTTTTACAATTCCGTTGCTAATTAATATTTCCATAAAGGTTTTATTTCTAATAATATCCTGCCCTACTACATACATATCTATCATTTATATATCTCCTTTATTTATTTTCGTTGCACTTTGTGCTCCTTTTGTAAAAGCTTCACCTGGATTATATCTTCTATCTATTTCAGTCCATTGTCTATGAGGACTATGCTTTTTTAAAATTTTATCTGTTGTTTTCTTAATATTCATAGCTCCGCTCCTATTTAATTTCAATTATTTTTTCTCCACCTTCGTATGCGTTTTTAATAGTGTAAGTATATATTACAGGTGCAACCATTTTCATACCCTCACATACTTCTTTATCTGATATAGGCAATTTAGATTTTACTATTGCACTTCTATTAAACTGTGCATAGTCTTTAGTATCATCTCTTATTTCATATACCGTGGGTAAATTTGCTAAAAATTCTCCTATTGGAGATAAACCGTAATTATTATTCATGCAAATATCCTCCTTAATATTTAGATTTCTTTCTTTTTATTCCAAACTTTTTAGCTGTCTTATTTAAATATCTTTGTGTTTGGATATGCTTATATATTCTTTTAAATATATTCATAGTACCACTCCTATTCTCTATAATCATCATGTATAACTAGTAGTAAGTACTCTCCTTCAATGTTATCTATTCTTGATATATCTATTTGGCCGTTAAAATTTTTACATCTTTCAGTATCATATTTCTTTCTAAACTCTAGTAATTTATCTAGTGTATTAAATTCAACTATCCATCTTTTAACTTCTGGTTCAGCTTCATCATATTTAGAATCATCATTAAACTTATGTTTTATATGTTTTACTGTCTGTAATGTTGCTTCATCACATGGTTTGTTTTTAATATAGTATTCATTGGTACAGCCTTTTGCAAGTTCATCATCTTCATATGGTTCACCTGTTTCTTTTGAATGATCTTCCAATGATTTTTTAAATATTGTATCCTCTTCAAGTCTATCTTCTTCTGGTATCATCATACTTGCTCTTGCAACTATAAATTTCATCTTTTATTCCTCCTAATATTCTATAAAGTTCTTACTATCATTCCACATTCTACTAAATTCGCTTTCAAACTGTTGTGTGGTCCCACTATCATGTAATATAACTAATACTTCATCATTTGATTTAGTAGCAGCGGTAGTATAATTATATGAACCTGTTGTAACTGTACTTTTATCCACTATGGTAATCTTCTCATGCATTAATCCCTTGTGAGTATTTATCTTTACCGGTATTCCTACACTCTTTAATCTTTCAAGCTGTTTAGATTCTGCTTTACTTTTAGATTCTACCCTATCTGTAATAAGTCTTACATTTACACCACTATTCTTAGTCTTTATAATGCTGTCTACAATGTTTTCTTTAGTTAGAGAATATATTGCTATGTCTAAAGTACTTTTACTACTACCTATTACTTTTATTAATTGCTGATCTGGTTTTCCATCATCTCTGCTGAAATATGATTCCACATTAGAAGTTGTTGTATTTTTTGCAACAACTGAATTCTTTGCTTTAACATTTCCGCATCCTGCTAAAGTACCTGTTATTGCAATTATTGACAATAAAGATATTATTTTCTTATTCATTTAAACCGCCCCTCCTATTTATTATTAAGCACATTATAATATATTCCTATAGCTTTTAATTCCGCTACGTTATCACATTTTAATATTATATTTTTATCTGCACCAATTTGTAATAAAGTTTCAATAAGTGAAAGTATATCATTAGGTGTTAATTCTCCATCTTTATGCGATATTCTCAATGATAAATTCTTTAATCCTTCATCTATGGCTGTATCATTTTCAGTTAACTTTCTACCGCATTTAGGACAATAATTAACTTCTTCACAAGGTTCACCGGCATAATAAGAATTTGACACAAGATAATAAGTTGTTAGTCCTTCAAAACATTCTTTTTCTAAATATGTGTCAACATCGCAATCATCTATTATAAGTTCTCCTCTTGATGTATCTTCGTCTATTACATCCTTAAAATCACAGTATTTACACATTTAATCAACTCCTTATAATTCTTTCTTTTTAAGAACTTTATCGCCATCAATATATCTAATTAAATACTCATTAATTGCTTGACGTGCTATTTCCTTTTCTCCTTTTGTTGAATCTTCTTGTTCTATAATTGAAATAAATCGTTCTAGTCCCATATAAATGTTCATTTAATCAACCCCTACTTTAAACCCGTCGATTTTGACTGGTTTAGAAATTAAGTTTTTCTTTATCTTCAAATATATTTCCTATTACTTCAATTTTATCAAAGTCCCATAAATTAGAATTTTTGTTTGTTTCCCAACTCATTACACATGGGCTTTCATATGGTCCTTTACCTTCTATGTTTAAAATAACATTCCCTGGTCCCCACCATCAACTTGGTTCGTTTACAATATCGCCCTCATATATCTCTTTCCCGTTCTTATCGTGTAGTCCTGTAAACTGTTGAATTATATATTGTTCTTCCTTTACCTGTATTAATTCTCCTGTTGGTATCATTTCAAACATTTTACCCTCTGGAGATATAAAAACATTGTCCTTTTTCCACTGGTTGTTGCTTTTATCCCATACTCTATATTTATTATTCATATAATCCACTCCTTATTTTGATTTAAATATTTTAGCTTTTAGTCCTACCTGTACATTATTTTCATTAAATATTTGTTCCATCTCTAAGTCATATCCTGCTTGAATTAAACTTTGTTCTATGATATTAGGTATTTCTGGGTCGTAGAATTGTTGCATAATAACTTCGCCTTGTTTATATTTTATTGTTCCTTGCTTATTTTCCATGTGATCTCTCCTTTAATCATATAATATTTTACATTAATTTCAAGTATTAAAAAAGGTAGACACTTTTAATGCCTACCTTTTTAGGGATGGGGGATGTTATATTACAGTCCTGTCCAGACTGTTGGTGGTCGTAATTATCGGCTACAACCAGACCATAAAAAATCAACATGAAAGGAGTCAATTATGGAATTCAAACAATTAGAGTCAAGTGGGCTGGATTTATTTTTATTCTCTCCAGTGGAAGAATATATCAATTAAACAAAGGTACTGGTGGTTGCATTTATTGTTTTACGTGTCCTGCAACCGTAGGCACAGCTTTTAAGTACATTTTTCTTTAGTCCTTCTGAATTATTGCACGTCTTTGTGCTTCAATTTTTGTTTCTTCTATTACATCATCTAAAAGTTTAATTGGTACTTTGTGTTCTGCAAGTATATCAACTATTTCTTCAGCTATTTCAGTTACATTTGTTGGTTTCATTGTTTCTCACCTCAAATTCTTTATCTTTAGTGTATCTTTTACTTTGCCTATGTATTAGAGTAGGTGAGGATTTGAACCCCACATGATAGCTTTACAACCCGGTAGAATTTAATCTCCTTGTGGTATCTATCTTATGCCCTTCAAAGTGTTTACCTATTCCACCACTACTCTGTGTCGTTTATACAATATATAGGTTTATTTTTTTATTTGCTATCCTAACCTGTTCCACCAATAGCTCTTACACAACCCGTCTCTCATGCAATTCCCACAACAAAGTTTTTTAATTGCTTTGTGACTTGTTTGCTTTATAGTAGCCTATGTCAGCACCACTTCGCCCGCATATCACGAACCCCAGATAGTCTACTTGCATCCATCACGGATGTTTTCACTATCAATACTACATTTAGAGTGCTTTACTATACTAGATGCCACACAACTAATATAGTATTTTAAATTAAATGTAATATTCCAATATAGCCTACACGCTAGCTCCTTAGAATGTTAGCCCTCTGTATTCCTCACCCATCTACCTTAGCTATATTTTATTTAATGCTACCGTATAACGATAGTTCTACTCTTTGTACTACATGGTACATGAGCTAAACCGGTAATTATTAAAAAACCGGATGCTGTTTCTACACTAGGTAGTTCAGCTAAATACCAGTTACGCCTTAACGTTCTGGTGATCTCTTTGTATCATAGATACATGAGCTAATACTGTTAGAATAGTAGGTAATTCTTCTTAATCTATGTAGGAGAATAATTTTACTGTAGCTATCAGTCTATTACCACGTATATCTCCTTTGACGTATATCTTTTGATATTACTATTCTATTTGTCTTTTTTAGTGAAGCTTAACTTCATTGTTTTGTGTATCTCCCACCTATACGCTTCTCAAAGAAACTACTCTAAACCTTTGAGCCTATCCCTTTACTTACATATATGATAAGTAGTAATATATGTAAACATTTAGGAACCACACAACCTGTTTTTACAGTTTTTCTCTTTGTTCCTTAGACAAGCAAGCTGTTAACTTGGGCTTATCTATTTTAGCATTGTTAAGAGGCTTGATAAGTCTATGTCTAGGCAGTACAGGTAAATTTCCTCTGCCTTGGTGTACAGCCACTTTTAAGTGTGTAGCTGTAATGAATATCACTTTATATATTAAAAATAATAGAGGCTGGCATAAGATTGCTTTTATAGTGTGCAACCTTAGTAAGTATCACTAAATGTAAAAAATCAATACTAAGGAGTATATGAATAAACAATCCCTTTAAAATATTAAAGTTTAGAGTGAATATCTCACTCTTGGTATGCAGTTACTTTAGTGTGCAACTGCATAAATCTCACTGTGTCCTTTAAAAACTAAATTTCAGGAGGAACTGAAAAATAATTTAGCTGGTTGTTGCCAGTGGTGGCCAGCTATTATTTTAAGTGTTGTCCTAGCCAGTAACACTAAAATTAAAAAGGGGTTGTTATATAAAACAAATTAGAAATAATAAAGTTTGATGTCAATTAGGGCACTGCTCAATGCCCTTGGTGGCTATACTTTAGGCTATAGCCAAACCTTTTCTAAATTGGAAGATTAGAAAATGAACGAATTAAAATCCACATCTTTTGTACTTTGTAGTCCCTTGCTATGTTACCACCAAAATTTAATTAATTACTTCATCTACAATTATTATTGTACTCGTTATTTGTGAATTATGCAAGTAATATCGAGCAAAAAATAAATATTAGTACAAGCTTTTTTATTTTTATAAATATTATCTAATCTAATTTTGCTTATTGTTCGTCTTTTCTCACTTATAACGAGTAAAATTTTGTATCGGCATATATAGTAAAATCCATTTTAGTTAAAAATATACGAATATTTATTTAAACTTAGGTTTTATTATTCGTATATTTATATTGACTTTCTGTTGGAAAATAAGAAAATGAATTCTCTTTAATAGTATCTTTTATATATGTGTCTAACTTTTAAAGCTAACTTTTCTAACAGAATTCAAGTCCCTGTTATTTGCTTGATTGTAATTTTATTGCTTTCATTCTCATTTAGCTTGAATGTTATCCAGTATTTTACATTACATAATTATGGAACTTTCCTACGTGCCAGTTGTATCAATGCCTGTGGGGATTTCTTTTGCTCTATTTCGCTAAATATACATTTAGCGAAGTTAGTCTGGAATTACAATTCTAACATTGCTAGGCTTTCTAAATCTTTCACAGCCATAACGTAAACTGTCACACGCATCATCATTAACTTTAACTGGTTTTGGTAGTCTTTCCCCTGTCTTTTTATCTTTCTCCCATTGATAAGATTCTAGTTCATTCTTTAGTCCAATACAGCTTTTATCTACATACATACCACGCTCTTGTATCCACTCTATTCCTTCCATTACGCTGTTAGTTCCTTTAGTGCAAGCTCTTATACCATTAATTCCTTGTCTTTTCATTTCTTCAATTGCCTCTGGCCTTGCATTATCTGCATATATTCTTATATCATTATAAGGGGGATTTATAGATTTTTGTATTTCCCTTGTTATGTATTCCCAGTTTATATCCCGCTCATATACTTTTTCTCTCTGAAATATTTCTAAGTTGCATACTTTTGCGTACTTTTTCTTAACTTCATAAAATAGTTGCATACTTTTTGATATATCTGAATTCCCATTTACATACTTTTTCAGCTTTTCAATTTCTTCTTTTACCCAAGGGAACATCTTTTTTAACTCGTTTGCTATGTCTATAGCTGTAAGTTTAGGCTTGTATAGTTCCTTTAGAATGTATAAATCATCATCCTTAATTCCTATCTGGTGAAAGGCTGTGTGATGTTCCCATCCAAAATCTAATCCATAGGAAATGCCATCATAATAGGATAAATCTTTACTGCAGTCTATTACTTCCCAATTTTCGTATATAAGCTCTCCAAGTACTCCCCAGTTACCATTGCACTGTACACCATATTTTCTAGGATTACGGAGCTTCATTTTCTTTCTAAGTTTTTCATCTTTGTACTGGCCATTATAATACTTATTATCTCTCCATGTAGTTTTTAATATAAATGTATTTTCTGGTTCTAATACATTATCTTTCCATATTTCCTCACTCATATCTATTTCATCTTGGAAGAAGTATGTACGAATCCAGTGTGTTTTAAATATAGGGTTGAACATCATGAATACTTTTAATTCTTTCCCCCACACATGGCTTGGGTCCGGAGTACCTCTCAATCTATCTTGTATGTCCTCCAAGTCCTCTTGCGTGAAGTCTGTTACTTCTTCTAGTACAAGTACATTTACATTGTCAATGCCCTTTAGCTTTTCTGGATTATCATAACCAGTAAGTCTTATTATGGAGCCACTAGAAAATTTAATGTGTTTCAAAGTTCTGTTATATGTAAAATCTCTACCTTCTACAAGTCCATGGCTTGAATGAACATTTTTAAAATACTTTGTCATTATGTTTAGTATAGGAATTTCAACTGTGTTTTTTAATGTAGTTGCATATTTTCTGGCTATAAGAACATCAAATGTAGAATGGCACACACACATTTCAATTAGTTTGGACCATATGCTGAATGACTTGCTGGAGCCTGTACCCCCGTAGAATATATTATATTTCTTGGGTATGTACCCAGGTTTAAACATAAATCTATACTTTTCATTTACATAGGGCCGTTGCAGTCTAATTTTCTTTTTTATCTTCATCTATTCCACCTTCTACGGCATATTCAATATCATCATCTAAGGTATCAGCCTGTTTCTCTGCAAGCTCCATCTTTCTACGTTCAATATCCAATTTGGCTTGCGTAGGTTTATCCAGTAACCCTTGATATTTAGCTAAAAATTCTAATGCAAACTTTTTATCCATAAGCTTTAATTTAATGCCATCTTTGCCCTCGCTTACTTCTGTCACAAGTGTTCCGTCAACCTTTGAAGAATCATTTAGGATTACATAGTTATTTATCCAGTATTGAGGATTACCCTCTACATCAAGTTTCTGCTCCCCTGTTTCTTTATCTATTACTGGAATCTTCTTATGACCATACTGCATATAATCGTTCATATCGCTCAATGCTATGTCTATATACTTTTGTAATAGGTCTTGTATAGATAACATAGCCCCCTTGAATTTATCTGCCTTTAAACGGTCTATTTCCGCTCTAATTCTATCATTGCCTATCAGTCTTGGTCCGTTGGCTGTCGCTGACATATAATCGCATCCATAGGCTTTCTGGTATGCCTTTGTTGCATTAAAACATTTTATATAATACACGCAAAATAATTTTTGCCTATCGTTTAACTCTTTATTTTCAATATATGGAATAGGTTCATAGTCTTCTAATTCAATATCTTTTTTATGTACTCTTTTTTTGTCCCCTGACTTTCCTTTTGCCTTGCCTGTACCCCTGTTATTTTTATTTGTACCCTGTGTACACTCTTTTTTATTTTCTATGGGTACATTTGTACTCTTGCTTTCAATTTCTTTTCCCACTTTAGCTTTGTCTTTAGCCCATCCATACCTTTTTACCCATGCTTTAATAGTGTTTACTTTAACATTATGTTTTTTTCCTAAACCCTTGTAGCTCATGCCTTGAAGGTAATCTATCTTTACCAAATCTTTGTTTACATCTGCCATGTAATTACCTCCTTATATATGTAATACCTTCAATTATATTGTAAATCAACGGGGTACAGTGTGCATATTTAAGAGGTACAAGGCGGTTGCATGTAAAATTTATAGCTTCAATTTGACGTATAACCGCTTTTTATTATCTTACTAATATAATTATACCTTTATATTGTAAAGTGTCTTATTTAGCTTGTATTTTAGATATAAAAAAAGAACACCCTTGAAGTGCTCTTTTAATCTTGTTTTTTATTTTTAGGTTCTCCATATAACCTTTTCATGGCCGCTATGGTTATTTTCCAATCCCTTCCCTCTTTTTTACACTCTTCTTTTTTTATTCTCCCGTCAAATATAGCGCGTCTAATTGTGCTGTCTTTCAAACCCCATTTTTCAGTAGCTTCCGTAGCAAGTATAAACTCATGCTGTTCAAAATATTCCTTATTTTCTTTGTTGTAAATAGGGTCAAACTTTTCGTTTAGGACTTTTCTAGCGGCTTCAATCATCTCTTTTAAGCTGTCTTCTCCCTTTTTGCTATATAGGTTTAAATCTTGGTGCATCTCCCCTATTTTCTTGGTTTGTTCTTGTATTTGGTAATCCAATGCTCCAGCAATAATATCAAATTCTTCTCTACTAAGTTCTATTTTCATATATCCTCCTATATTGGCAGTTTTATTGGATTACTGCCAACCATATTTTTTAATATCTATCGGTGAAAGCTTTTTCTTCTCCTATGTCAAAGCAATATCTATTAAGTTTCTTTTTCATATCTGCTCTTGCAAGTGATATGATAGAATGGTCTTTCAAGTTAATCCAGTTTGAAGCACTTTCTATGTTGAATATTCTTTCAGCTGCGGCAGCAAGTTCAACAACATATTTTTGGTTTGGAGCATCTTTCATATCTTTTTGTTCCTTTTCCCATGCTGCCATTTTTTCGCTTCTGATTTTTTCAGCCCAAGCAATTTGTTTTGGACTTCCCATAAGTTCTGCCATTGTATTTTCTACCTCCTCAACTTTGGAAAGGAGATATTTAACATTTAATCCAAATTGAAATTTGTAGTTTACTTCTGGATATTCTCCTTTAATTTCCTTTGCCATTCTGTGAGCTTCTTTTGCTAAATTCTTATTAAACATTTTTCATACCCCCTTTCCTTATCTTCTCTTTTATTATATCACGTTAACGTTACCAAAGCAATACTTTTTATAAAAATAAGTAAAAAACAAGAGTACCTTTTTAGATACTCTCTAGTGTGAACTACTACCACTTCGAGAAGTGATAGCTTCCTTTAATCCTTTCCAACCTACAAGTAGGAGATTATTTTACGGACTATCAGTTTCCAAGGCTATGGCTTTTTTATGAGGAAAAACCTTCCCGTCATACCAACGGTACTACAACTTTACGAGTTGTTTTTGCAAACCTATATTTATATTATATCATTTTCACTAATTGAAATATAGTGGTGAATGTTGCCTACCGGCAAGTGCTATCCATCTCCCGCCTATAGAGGATGGGAGAATTTTGCACAAGAGCAGGTTAAATCTATAGTTATTTTTTTACTGTCTTGTGCTAATATTTTATGTATATCGTCAATGGAAAGTAACGCATCAAATA